TGCGACGGGCACCCCTCGTGCCACCAACTTATTAGTGGAGCGTCTAGGGTGGAGTTCCCTCATTATCTTATTATTTTCGAGGGCCTGCGTTAGATCCTGTTCGGTGTAGACACGGACCGTTTCGGGTTCATCGTCTTCCCACACCATCGTGCGCTTGATAGCGCCGTCGTTCTGATAAACGAATTTACGTTCAGTCATGGTACCACGCCCCGAGTTCTGTGTCAAGTATCAATGAGATGTTCACTGGTAAAATGCCTTTTGTATCAAATTTTTGTGTTCAGATTCTGATATCGTGCCCGCCGCCAGTTTTGCGTTTGCTTCTTCTATTTGAGCCAACGCAAAACTGGCTTTTATGTCAGCAGCTTGTTTTTTAGCTTCCTTTTTTGGACTTAGAATTCCCTGAGCAGCCTTTTGGGTCTTGTCTAAACCTTTTTTGGCTAGTTCCTCGTCCATCTTGGCGATTATCGAATCGAAATGAGCTGTGTCATCGCCGGGAGACAACACACTCTTGGGCGGCGTTTTGAAAATACCGTCAGATTTTTGGACAACAGAACTGGCACTAGGAGGAGGAGCAGCCGACCCGCCGTAAAGATGAGGGTTAGCTTTGTATATCGCGGATTGTTTGAAACCACCGGGATCATCGGGTTGAGGCCCGTGGAAGTCGTCTTTCAACTTCTGCATATTCTTTTTAAAGGTATCGGTATTGATTGTACCCTCATTGTAATGATTTTGTAAGGTATCCATTTGCTCATAAAATTGTTCAGTTTCCGGATTCGCATATATCTTATGGAAAGTACCATCTTTAGCGGTGTGATGGAGAACATCTTTATCTGTATCATATTGATACAATATTTTGTGTTCTTTGAAAAGATCCTCCTTGGTTATGTCTCCCTTAAGGTAGGACCCAAATAATTTTTTGTTATCTTTCAATTGTCCAGGATAAGGCAGAGGATAGAAATCATTCCCATCAGGCTTGGCCTTTTTAGCCCCTTCCCAGTATTGCTCCTTGGTTATTTGGCCTTTATTGTACTTCTTGCTTAAGTCATCCAAAATACTGTGGGATTTGTTAGTTTGTAGAGCTTCTTCAGCAGTAGCTTTATCGCCGTAATAATGAGAACTATATTGAGGATCAACAGCCGGTTTGTTAGCTTTCAATTCATTGTACGACTTGATAAAATCGTCGTCCGAAATTTTGCCTTTGCTATGATCCATGTTTAATTTATTTATACTTAGGTTATAACCACTGTGAGCCTTGTGGTAATCATACTCGGCGCTAGTCTTGTCGCTAATTTCTTTAATTTTGGATGGGGGAGCATCGTCGCCCCACCACTTGAACGTATTCTTTTTAGGATCTTCAAGTTTAACCAAACTTTCGATCCCCTCTTGGGGCTTGTACATAATACCCCTAGGCGCTACCCACTTCTTTTCTTCCCATATGTCTGCGCCGGGGTATGGCCTCCTTGATATGTGGCTCATGGGTTCTACCACCCCACGCTCTTCAGCAAGCTTCACCCCTTCGGGGGTATATCTGGGTGTTAACTTGTTTGGGTCAAGAGTTAAGAAAGAATCGTATGTGTTACTGCCTGCGTGCGGATAAAATAAATGATTTATACCCCTATCCTGCAACATAGGCCCGAATTGACTTTGCCACATTTCATCAGAGCCAGATATATTATGTAAATCCTCCAGCAATCCCCTAGGATAAGCCTTACCCCTCCTCATTTCATCTTCTATTGGCGGTATGACAGAATCCGCTGAATTCCACTTCCCGGCGTCGACGGGGTATTTAAGTGTCCCGTCAGCGTCTAACAAATAAGGTTTAGTTCTTGGTCCTGCTGCTCCGGGGGCATCGAATCTCTCACCACTGATAAAGTCTATTTTTGGCTTTTCGCCGGGACCAACCACATAAGGCCAAGCGTTAAAATTAGACCCGTGCTTAACGGCATAACCATGAGTTAAATGGGGTTCAATGGCGGTGTGTATCCCCAGATCGTGGGTGGGGGGAGGATGCACCAAGGGGCCAAATTCTACGGGAGAACCAGCCCCGTGCAATACACCAATAAGAGGGGTGGCCTTCTTAGCGCCAGCACCAAGCACAAATTCTCCCGCCTTGGCAGCGGGACCGCCCATCGGAAGCATCGCTGCATCAACGATTGGAGCGGGATTGTAATTGCCGGTTTCAACAGCTTCAGTAGAAGCTCCGATAGCTTGCTTCGGGATAGAGGCTAAGCTCGTCCCCATGTCAGAAGCGAAATCCCGGAAATCAGACTGAACTTCTGCGTCTGGCTTAGCGGCTTGTCGAGCGAACCAGCCCAAAGCGCGACCAGCATCCCGGTATAGACCGGTGCCGGTGTTATAAACAGCGTCGAGCAAACTAGCGGGTTTGGGCCGGTCAGCCGGAAATATGCCCATACTTCTATCCCATTAACAAAAAGCCACCCCCGCGAACGGGAGTGGCAAAGCGGGGATAAAACTTACTTGCGGTCGTCGAGAGCGATGTTGGTACCATGCGGCTTCATGGTAGCATCGATCTGACTCTGCGTGAACAATGTATTGATCACAGCACCCTGCTTCACACCGTTGAGCATGATGTGACCAAGCGGGTTGCGCATTTCGACGCCCCACTCGCACAGAATCATGCGGGTTTCAGCATCGCCCATCTTGGCAAGGGGCACCGTCTTGAAGTTCCGATAGAACGCGGTAGCGAGGAAATCTGCGTCCAGAATGAACGAAACGTCAGCCGGGACCCAACGCGACGGAAGGACCTTGATGCGACCGAAATCGGTGGCAATAATGTCCACCGTTGCGACCACTTCGGTCTTGCCGACGAGAATCTGCGAACCAGTACGACCTTCGAAGGTCGAAACGGTACGTTTGATTGCCGGAGGAACCACAAGGTTGTCGGGCGAAGCACCGTTGGTGTATGCCTTCTGCATCGCATCACCGATCATCAATTCGGTGAGGGGAAGCTGAGAAGCACCCGCGACGGCAGGAAAAGCGTCAGTGGCCAAAACAGGGAGACCAGCAACAACACCGACAACTGCACCGGCAACTGCACCGAGCTTGTCCTTGGCGCGACCAAGCCAATGCGCGATGGCTTCGGTTTTCCTCGGAAGGGTGACCGCATCGCCGTCATCACGGGCTTGGCGCGAGCACATGATGGTTTCCATATCCGACTTGAGGATCTTGGAAGCCATGGCCATCTGGTGGCCAAGCTCGGAACCCTTGCCAGCAGCGTCGGCAGCTTCCTGCGATCCGCTGACGGTCGCATCGCGCTTCGAGATCTGCGCGACGTTGGTCAAACGAACAGTCGGGGTGGACGCCGAATTGACGTTCACGAAGCCTTCGAGCTGCGCGTTGTTCGGATCGACGACGGGGAGATTCTCGGTCTGCCAGTCGAAAGTCCGGTTCTTCGCGTTGCGGCGGCGAGACATCGACATCACGGGGGTGTCGAAGGGATCAATGTTGTAGATGGAGTTGGAAAGGTCTTCGCGATTACCCTTCGCTCCGTAAGTGGTGAAAGCACCGGTTGTAACGGGCATATTTAACTACCTCTCGCAATGAGTTGATCGAACACAACGGCAGCATCGTTCAGGCTACCGGTGCGGTTGAGCCTCTTCATTGCCGAAGATACACCCTTCTGGGCCGTGCGCTGTTTGGCGCTTCCCGCCCCCGGAGATATCGGCTTGCCTTGCGGCTTCGTCACGACTGGCTTTGGCTTTGCGGCCATCATGCGATCGTACTTCGATGCCTTCAGGAGAACCTGAAGCATTCTGCTGTCGTATACTTGCGACAATTCTTCTTCGGTGAACCCGGACGAAAGGCCGGTCTTCCTCATCGAAACGAGGTCCTTTGCCTTCTTCTTGGGGTCCGACCAATTCTTACGGTTCGAAGCTTCGAACTTGGCGGATTCTTCCTCAGCGAAAGCCGCCAGTTGGGCTTGGTTCGACTGCACCATTTTCTGTTGGGCTTCAGACATCTGCGCGTTCAATTGTGCGCGGAAGCCGTTGGCCTTCTCGTGGTAACGTTGTAGTTCCCGCGCCTTGGCGGGGTCCTTAGCAAATTCCTCGTCCCAATTAGGTTCAGCCGGAATCATCGCCTTCATATGTTCTTGCATCTGCTTGGCGACGTTCATCGAGTATTCGTAATTCTGGACGGCATCAGCAGCGGCGCGGCGAACGATCTTTTTCGCCTCGTCCAGCTGGTTCATTCGTTGGTGGAAAGTCTGGGTCCGAACGTAGCCCTCGAGAGCTTCCTTGACGGATACCTTTACAGGTTCCCCGTCCACGGTGACTTCGACTTCCCTTGCGAGAATGGCGGCTTCCTCTTGATCTTCCCCTTCTTCTGCTCTATCGTCGTCATCCCCGTCGTCGGACTCGTCCTCTCCTGCCTCCCCGTCATCATCGTCGCCGTCGCTATCTGATCCATCTTCTTCGCTAGGATTCCTTGGATCGGCCTTACTATCTTTGCCATAGATCTTTACCTCCGGATCGGGTTCATCATCGCCACCGCCCTTCTCAGGGCTTTCATCGTCGACTTCGATCCCATGGACATTGGGGAACATAGAATCCATCTCAACGACAGTGGAACCAGCGGGTGCCGAGACAGGTTCGTCAGCCATTATTTATCCCCTTTGTTGTACTTCTGCCTTACCTTATGGTCGGCGATGTACTGTTCTAACTGAGCTTTGAGTTCAGTGATGGCCTTGAGCATAGCATGGGCCTGCCCCGCTGTCAAGCTACCGACATCTCCACTTATTAGTGTTCCCAGCGATCTGGAATATATGTCGTCGATCGCCGATTTGAACACAGGACTATTCAATAGTCCTTCTGCCGCCGCCGCCCTCTCTTCAACCTCGAAATTACTGAGGCGGGGCTTCTGGTCCTGCGCTTCCATCTGGTACTCCCATCATTTCTCGCGCTTGGCCAGGAATTTGCAGAGGCGCTGGCGCGGGTTGTGGCACTTCATCGGGTGTGTTCTGGGCCTCAATTTCCGCCTCGTTGACATCGGCGGCGAATTGGGCCTCTATCTTGGCCGCGTCGAGCAATCCCTTGACCATCATATCGTCGCGGCGGAAGTCGTCGTCGATCCGGAGTTTTCTGTCGGCGAAGTTGGACTTGCTGATTTCCGTCGCCATCTTGACGCGGTTCTTTTCCATCTCGCTCTGTGCAAGGAGCGTGGCCGCATCGGGTTCCTTCGGTGTCGCCGCGATAGCCTTAACCTGATCGTCGCTGACTTCACGGTAGTAACGATCAACGTTTTTGACATTCCCGATGGCAAGGATATCTGTGAGAGTGTTGCGGAACTCTTGGATGCCGCAAAGCGGGTTCTCTACACCGAATTGGGTCATGATGGTGGTCTGTGTTGCCTTGACATCTTGGAGGACCATCAGCCGCGTCATGTCCGAACCCTTGCCAAGGGTGGGGTTGACGCTTATCCGCATGGTGGGGTCAAACGTGGACGGATTGATGTCCACCCACTTGCCACGCAACTGCACCGTCCGCATCTGGTTGGGATTATTAACAATCTCACGGAGAAGCCCCTTGAACAGTTGCTTCATCCCGGTTTCGGCGAGAATGCGGGCACACAGTTCGATACGTTCTTGGGCACCCTGCACGATTGCATCGATGCCGGTTACGTTCGTGCTCTGCAGCGCGCGAGGATCGACCCCCTTCGACGCATCCGAAATGCCGGTACGGGATTGGCGCAGTTGCTCCATGATGCCAAACATCTTGAAGACAGGTTCGCCCACGAAGTTGTGGTTGATCGACATCACCGCCGAATTGGGATCACCCATCGTTCGGATAGGAGCGCCAATCTCGTCGTTCAATACGTCGTCGGTGTTGGTAATGGTCTGGTTGAACACCGTCCTAGGCCAAATAGACTGAGCCAAGGAGTCCAGAGAACCCCGGAGCATATTCGTCTTGATGGTCTGGATATCCTTTACTAGATCAGCTGGGGTATCGCCGACAAGAGTGTGAGGTTCGGGATCGGGGCACCATACAGCGAAATTGGTGTACTGGACCACTTCGTCGTATAAGATGTTGTGATCATCCCCGATGGTGTGGATCTCACGCAGTTCCGCGATGCCGTCGCCGTCCTTGTCAATCCGAATGTAATAGCAGCCGTATCGAACGTCCCACTGGTCCGAAAGATCGCCCTCGTCCAGTCCCGAATTTCTAAACAACCGGTCGGTAGAATAATTATCCGACGTCTGGTTCATAAAGTCGGCCAGTTCCTCCAGTTTGTACCCTTGCTTGACCAGTTCGGATATATTGATAATCTGGTCGTGCCCGATCAGCGGCGAGCAATCCACGTCCTTCGCCTTCCGAGATATCCGGAACTCATCGAGCGGCACCGACACGATCTTCGTCATCGGCTTCGACTTGACAAACCTGATCCGAAGGGACTCAAGGGTACCCGGATAAATTTGGGAGGGTTTGGCGTCGATCACTTGGACGGTCGGATTCTCGTGGACCAAGAACTGGAATTGTTCTTGGGTTATCCCCTGGAATTCTTGCTCGGTGACTTCTTCGTCGTTTTCGGTCCACCAACGCATGACGCCCGTCTTGCAACGCAAGGCGTCTTTACAAATGTCGTGGATGATGAGGAAGCCCGGATTGTCTTCCCACAGCACATAATTCAAATAATCTGTGCACTGTCTCGCAGTGTCTTCCTGCCCTTTGTGGTTCGGCTTGCAGTTTACAACATTCTCGGTAGAAGTAAAAATACGCATGAGGCTAGGAAGAATAGCCATAACAGTATCCCGAAAATCAGTGCTAACAGCACTCGATTTTCCGTCACCTTCCTGCTCAGGCAGTTCACCATAGAAGTATCGCAGATTTTCCTCACGGGCGGGTCCCAACGTGCTTTCTTCATACGAAATGGAATCGTCGATCAGCGCGCGAACCGTCGCGGCGTACACGGTATCTTCATCGTCGGTATTGTCCACCGAAGGGGCACCAGCGTACTCCCCGATAACACCGTTGTTGAACAAGCGCTCCAATGGCTGCCCGTTGATGGTGTTGTTTCCGCTCTGGACCGGCGTAATGACGTTCATCGAATACTCCTCGGGCTGTTACCCATGCGCTTGAGGTTGCGCTTCAACGCACCGGAATGGAGACTTATGACATTATTGCCGCCAACCATCATGCCAATCATATTAAGCGAAACGCAGCCCACTCGCATCGCATCGGCGGCGTGGGAAGCCCAGTTGTGGACCGGCTTGCCCGTGGGTCCTTTGTGGTAATTTCGCAGCGCGGTGTAACCCGGCTCCGTCTTTGCCTTGTCGAACCACATCATTCGAATGGCAGCTCTAGTTGCGCTGATTCCATCCTCAACGGTATGATTTGGACACACGAACACATTGGGCAGCATATTGTCGAGTACTTCTTTCCGTGATACACCAGTTCCGAGTTCACGAGCTTTAATGTCGTGCGGCAGGACGTGCACACCGTATTGATACGGCTTAGCTTTAATTTGTCCGACATACCACTCTAGCCCCTTGCCACTATTTGCGAGATAGTCAATGACATGGAGTTCCTTTCCGCACTTCTGTGCGAACCATATAACCATCTCGTCGTCGATGCCTAAATCCCACCACGTCATGACGAGAGCGTTCGGGTCATAAGGCACGCCGGTAATCTGGCTCGGCGTCGATGTTTCAATGTCGTTGAGCACGTCGCCGTAGTAAGATCCTTCGATAGGCGCATCAAAGCTGCACATCATTTCGCGGGCGAACTCGTCCGGCGTCATGTCCTTGCGCATTTCCTGCACTTCGTCGGGGTCCAGCGCGTCGGTTTCGCTCACGGGTATGCTGAACATATCCCAACTGGCTA